CTGAAAGAGATATTTAATGAAGCCATGATAGAGGCAAAGCTCCACAGAGTTGGAACTGACCGATTCTTTACTGCCAACCTTGTGGACAAGCTGATATGCCTTGATGATGATATGGAAATGGCTGCACTTACAAACACATCGGAGCTGAAAAAACTGATAACTGCTGAGATCGCAGTTGATGTAGAGCGTAAAGGTCAGCAGAGCTTTCAGAAAAAGCTGTATTCAAGGTTTATAGCGTTCAGCAATGGTTCACCAAAGGCATTGTATGACAAGTCGGATGGTTTCACAAGGAGACTGCTGATACTTACTACCAAGCCAAAGCCTGAGAACAGAAAAGATGATCCGTTTCTGGCTGAGAAGTTCATAGCAGAGAAAGAGAAAATATTCTGCTGGATGTTTGACGGACTTCGCAGACTGTTGGAAAGAAATTATCGTTTCACGATCTCAGAACGCACCAAGCAGAATATCATCATGGCTCTGTCTGAAAACTGCAACATCTATGATTTTCTTCACGATGAAACGATGATCGCTTTCGGTGCTGACTACAAAACCACCAATACCGACCTTTACGCATTGTATCAGATATGGTGCAGTGACAACGGACTTACTGCTCTGAAACGTGAGAGCTTTATCAGCTTTCTGAAAAGCAATGAAAAGAAATTCTCTATTGCATACGATTACAATATCATCAACGAGAAGGGACGCAGAGTACGGGGATTCACAGGAATGAAAACATTATTAAGAACAAGTGTGACAAATGGCGTGTAGGCGTGTAAACGGCTTAAAACAGGTGAATGTGTACGATGAATAGGGCGTGTAACACACGTCACTGCATATGCTTACACGCTGACCGTACACGTCGCTAATGCCGTAATATAGATAAATACACGCCCACACGCCAAAACATTGACTTATTTTATTTTTTTGAAGGAGACTGTTATGAAAAGAGAGAGAATTACAATTTACAAGAGGATATGGTGCAAGATCCGCTACTGGCAGAGTCTTCGTGACATTTCCGATGCGGAACTTGCCAATGCATTGCAAGTCGGAGAGAGGACACTCCATGAGTATGACAAGAGTGCGAGAAATATAACTCTTGAAAAGATCGACAACTTCCTGTATGTCAACAACATGGAGCTTGCTGACCTTATAGCGCTGTAAATAAAAAAAGGCGCTGCGAACAGCACCTTACATCCGAAAAAAATACAAATATGACTGGACAAAACACAAGGAAAGTAGTATAATGATAATGTGATCTGGTACTGCTTTCCTTACCAAGAAAGGAAAGACAGATGAAAGCAAAGAAACTTAGCTCAGGAAGCTACAGAACACAGGTAGTAGCAGGTATTGACGGCAATGGCAAGCGTATCGTAAAGTCGTTCACTGCTGATACCGAATGGGAAGCCATTAAAATGGCAGAGGAATTCAAACGTACAAGGGAAGATGACAGGAGAGAAAACATTACGGTCAGCAGAGCTATCGAATGCTACATAGGCAGCCGTATGAATATTCTTGAAAAGGCTACTATCCGCAGTTACAGACAGATTCGTGAAAACCGTTTCCAGTCGATCATGGATATCCGCCTTGATAACCTGAAAGCAATCGACATACAGAGAGCTATCAATTATGACAGCAATAGGGTAAGTCCCAAGTACGTGAAAAATGCATACGGACTTCTTAAATCGGTTTTGAAAATGTATGACGTGGATATTAACCTGTCGAGCATTATCTTACCGAAGCTGAGAAAAAAGGAAAAGGAACTGCCCGATTTCAGTACGATTTTCAGACTTATACATGGAACGGAAATTGAGCTGCCTTGTCTGCTCAGTGCGTGGCTCAGTCTGAGGATCGGAGAGGTGTGCGGACTGCAATTCCGTGATGTTGATACGGAAAAACGTACAATAAAAATCGAGAGGACTATCATAACTTCCGAAAGGGGAGAGGAAGTCCGTGACGGGTGCAAGACCGAGAAGAGCCGCCGAAAGCTCGAATTGCCTGAGTATCTTTTTAATATGATAATGGCGATCCCACACAAAAGCGATACTGAGTTTATTATCAAACTCTCAAAACACGCTTTGTACAGCCGATTCAAGAGGATCGTAAAGCGTGAAGGAATTGATATGACATATCATGATCTCAGACATCTGAATGCCTCGATTATGCTTATGCTTGGTGTACCTGATAAGTATGCAATGGAGCGTGGAGGCTGGGCAACAGATAACATTCTCAAGAGTGTTTATCAGCAGACTTTTTCTTCTGAAAGAAAAAGAGTTGATGGTGTGATCGATGATTACTTTAATGAGGTCATATGTCATCAAATTACCAATGCAGTTTGAACTGTAAAAATAGCGTTTTTGACTGCTGAAAATAATCACACGGACAGTCACACGCACAAAATTGAATGCCGATATATAGCGGAAAACAAGGATTTTTGCAAGTTGTTCAAATCCAGCCGCCGCAACCACATCTAAACGCAACGATTGATACAATATCGTTGCGTTTTTTATTTTGTAAAATACCGTAAAATAGGTGAAAACAGCATACAACGAAACGGCTGAAAATACTCCCGTTTATTTTGAACCAAATAAACGGAAAATATACGAAATCGAAAAGAGCAACGAAACACGAAGCCTTAGCGGTTGCATTTTTAAGGGGGTGGTTGCATTTTCGAGGGGGTGGTTGCATTTTTCGGCTTTCTGTTTCTTTGCATAGTTCCTGTTTCTTTGGAGAAATTCCCGTTTATTTGGATAGGGTTTTCGTTTCTTTGGAAAGCTGAATAATTGCAAAAAAAGTGTATCTCGGATAAAAACTGTAGAAAGCAAAAAAGAGGACTGCAATTCATCATGAATGCAGTCCTCTGAGTTATTATTGAGGGTTATATTTTTACTTCCGTTCCGTCACGGAAACAGAATATCAGTTTTTCATCTGTGCAGATGGTTACATGGTCAATGGATTTCAGCCACAGCGTTTCAGAGAATTCAGTAATGAAGTCATCTTGTGATTTCAGAGATTCAATAAAGTCCCGGATGAATTTCTGTTTTACAAGAAGTTCTTCCTTTCGGTTCTGAAATGAGGATTGCCTTGTTTCGAGTTCAGAATATGCAGTATTCAGAGTATTGCACTCTCTGTAATAATCTTCAGCTACCATTGGCTTCACTTTATGAGCCTGAATCAGCTTTCTGATTTTTTCAGACAATTTGATTTTCTGTTCTTCAATTGCAGCAATCTTTTCCTGCAAATCATCAGCCTGCAGGAACTCGCTGCATAAAAGCATACAGTTTCGGATAATTTCATTTCTGTTCGCAAGTATCTTATTCATCGCGGTGACGAAGCTCTCTTTTATGTAATCTTCATACAAATGCGGAGTCGTACATTTATCACCATTCTTGAATTTCTTATTGCACTGCCAAATTACACGTCGGTATTTACTTGTGGAGTGCCACACCTTCGAGCCGAAATATCCACCACAGCATTCACACACAAGTCTTGCTGTAAAAATGCTCTTGCAGTTGTAAGCCTTACCGAGAGCTTTGCGTCTTGCAAATTCTGCCTGTACCATTTCAAATTCTTCCGGTGGAATGATTGCATCGTGAGAATTCTCGATGTAAAATTGCGTAAGTTCGCCTTCATTCGCTTTTTTCTTTTTTGTCAGAAAATCGACTGTAAAGCTCTTTTGCAGAAGTGCTGAACCACGATATTTTTCATTTGTCAGAATACTTTCAATAGTTGACCTTGCCCACACTTCTTTACCTGCAGGTGTAGGTATTCCCATAAAGGTCAGGTCTTCGGCTATTCTGTTCGGAGTCTTGCCAAGCATGAAGCTGCGATAAATCAGCCTTATGATTTTAGCTTCTTCGGGAACAATTTCCGGTACATCATCTTCACCTTTTTTGAATCCGAGAAAATGACTGTAGGGGAGTGATACTTTTCCGTCAGCCATACGTTTACGCTGTCCCCACGTAACATTTTCGGAAATGGAACGTGATTCTTCCTGGGATAAGCTTGACATAATTGTCAGCAGAAGTTCTCCCTTTGAATCGAGAGTGTAAATATTTTCCTTCTGAAAATATACTTCAATGCCTTTCTCTTTCAGTTTACGGATCGTGGTAAGGGAATCAACCGTATTTCTTGCAAATCGGGAAACTGACTTTGTAACAATAAGGTCAATTTTTCCGTCAAGAGCATCTGCAATCATTCTGTTGAAGCCGTCACGGTGTTTTGTGTTGGTTGCTGAAATACCCTCATCTGTATAGATGCCGACAAACTCCCAGTCGCTTTTTTCCTTGATGTATTTTGTGTAATAATCTACCTGTGCATCGTAGGAAGTTTTCTGTTCGTCAGAATCTGTTGATACTCTCGCATAAGCAGCCACTCTGCGTTTTGCAACATTTTCTAAAGGTGCAAACGTCAAAGGGTTACGCTTGGGAGGTATTTTCGTTACCGTTTTCATTTGTTCCATCTCCTTTTCTTTGTTGTATTCGCAGCTTTGGCTTTCATTTCAGAAGTCCAGCTTTCAGAACGTGAACGGTCTTTCCAGATATGATGTTCCTGCCGTCCGTCATGAAACAGGAAAATCAATTCATTCGGTGCAGGTACAAGTATCTGTTTAATATTGTTATTAAAGTTTTCAACACTAAATTTCAACAGTTTCAACACATCACAACAAGCGGTAATTAATGTCGGTTCAGGTATCTGTTTTGCAGTTGGACAGAATTTTTTGCCTTTAGTATTGTAAGTGGAGCATACCCAAACTACACCTGTTGGCGTTGTTTTTCTGCGGTAGCTTCTTCCACAGTTGCAGCAATGAATGATGCCGCTGAAAGGGTAAAGGTTTGTTGTCGGATTGGGAGCAGTAAACTGTTCGCTCCGCTTTTTCAACATCATTTCCACCGTTTCAAACACTCTGATGTTGATAATTGCAGGATGCGAATCCTGAACGTAGTATTGTTCCAGAACATTGTTGTTCACCATTTTCTTTTTGGTGATATGGTTTTCGTTGTAGAACTTTTGAAGCAGCATATTGCCTGTGTACTTTTCATTTGTCAGAATTCGCAGGACAGCGGTTTTATTCCACTCACATCCGTTTATGGTTTTATAGCCTTTTTCATTCAGGAGATTGGCAATCAGGAGTGGTCCTTTTCCGCTGAGTGCTTCATCAAATATATAGCGGACTATTTCAGCTTCTTCAGGAACAATCTCAAGACTTCCGTCCTTTGTTCTGCGGTATCCGAGCATTTGCAGTGAACTTACAATTCCTTCCTGAAACTGCTTACGGATTCTCCATTTCTGATTTTCACTTGCAGAGTAGCTTTCTTCCTGTGCATAGGAAGCTAATATTGTCAGCATCAGTTCACCATCAGAAGAGATACTGTGAATGCCCTGTTCTTCAAAATACACATCCACATTCAGCAGTTTCAATTCTCGTACTGTTTCAAGAAGTGTGACCGTATTTCTTGCAAAACGGCTGATTGACTTTGTAAGAATCAGGTCAATTTTTCCCTCTCTGCAATCCGTCAGCATACGCTGAAATTCATCACGGGTTTCTTTCGTTCCTGTAAGAGCTTCATCAGAATATATTCCAATAAGCTGCCATTCAGGATTACCTTGAATCAGTTCTGTGTAATATCCAACC